CCGTACTCTTACCAGCTACGGTGCGAGTACTCAATTAGGTAACTCTGGGGTGTACGCTATCGCGGACTACGCACAGCTCGTTAATGAGTTCGGTGTAAGTACCGTAGCGAAGCACTTCCTGAAGAGCCTATCTGGTGTAGTCAATGCCAAGAGTATTACCAAGGAGCAAGCGGAGACTATCCAACAGGTTATCTCTGGGCAGTTGTTTGCTGAGGGCCGTGTGCGCCCTTACGTTACTCACCTAGAAGATAACTGGGTTGGCCCTGCTGGCAGTATCCATGAGGTAGCTCAATACGGCGGGCAGTACATCAAGTACTTGAACGGTAGTGAGTTCATGCGCCGCCACCAGATTAATGCTGTGGCTGGTATCATGGATGAGCTTGTGGGTAATCTCGCTGATGTACGCAAAGCTCAAGACAGTGCCAAGTACTTCAAGTCCCTGAATATGTCAGATACTGATATTGCTGCTGCTACTGCGCAGGTACAGAGGCACGGTACTGTGATAGATAACTGGGATGCTGCTGTGAAGACTAAGATGATGAATACCCTCATCTCCGCTACAGATAACATCGCTATTACTATCCGTGCTGGTGAGCAACCTGCATTCATTGAGCACAGTGCTATAGGTCGTGTACTATTTCCGTACATGCGTTATGTCTTTGGTGCGAACCAGAAGATACTCCGCAGGAACTACAGACGTAATGGTGTCATGGGGGTAGCTCTGTATATGTCTGCTGCAATACCATTGTCAGTAGTGGCTGGTATGATGAGTAACATTATACAGGGACGCGACCCCGAGGAAGACTTGGTGGCACGTACTGTTCGGAGTTTGCCGGGCCTTGGTGTTGCCTCCTTAGCAGCAGATGGATTCATGCAGGGGGATGTAGGTGGCACTGCTCCGGTATTTGCAGGCCCTAATAACTTATTCCAGTTGGTAGATAAACTGAAGCGCGGGGAGCTAGAAGTGCAAGATGTACTGAAGGCCATACCTGGCGCTAATGTGTTCCTACCTACCCGCTGGCTTATTAACAGTACTAAAGAGGATTAATATGACTGTTCAGTACAGTATTCAGAAAATGGTGTCTGATGGTACTTTGAGTACTATTGCACTTGGCATTCAGTACCTACAACGTAACGATATTTATATTCGTATTGCTGGGGTGGAAACACCCCAGAGTGGTGCCCCTAGTGGTTATACTTGGTCATTCATTAACAACACAACATTGAAAATACTGCCTGTAGTACCTAACGGTGTAGAGGTGGTAGTTTATCGTCGGACAGATGTAGCCGCTATGTACAACATCTATAGCCAGAATGCTCAGTTCGACGAGGCAACTATTGATGAGAACAACCAACAACTGTTGTATATTGCGCAGGAGTACTTGGAACAGGGTATTCCGGGGGCAGGTGTAGATACTATTGAGTACTTGCGCTACGATGCTATTAATACATACTACAGGGTTAGACGTACAGATGGTACGTACTCAGAAGAGTTTGCTGTGCCATCAGTAAATCAGGTTAATCAACTGCTGAGTTACTCTGCGCTGAAGCGTACACTTGCTGGTATTGGATTAAATCTAGTAGGTAGTTTTCAGACAGGTTGTACTGTTAACAGTGTTTGCGACGTAGTACTGTATTATGGCACGAACCTAGAGGTGTACTACGCCACTAGCGGGTTCCCTATAGAAATACCTGCCGATAGTACACCGCTAGGTGCTGGGGGTTTGTACCCTACAGGGGTATGGAGAGCTAATAGTGGGCGTGAAATCAATGTAGCTAGCCTTGGGGTCGGGCCAGATGGAATCTCTGACGTATCTCCTATACTGGGTTATGCACAAGCCTTAGGTTCCAATCAAGTTATACGCCTACCTTTTGTACATGGAACACCAAACATCTACTATTTCTCGGTGTTTAGCCCATCCAGTAGTATAGGCACTAGATTCATAGTGGAGCCGGGCGTTACTGTAAGCTTACCAAACGATAATATAGTAGGGGACCCTAATTCCATTAACCAATACTTCACGCGTGAAACTAAGCTGGTATTTCGCTCGTTAGGTGTAAATTATACTGCGGGTGCTACTGACTTTCGCCCCGTCAGTGCTAATGATACGGATGTATCGGCGGTGTCTAGTATATCTCCCGGTGTAGCGCTCACACCGTTAAAGGTAAGTTGGCCTAATAGTGATGTGTTTGAAAGTGACGCTTTTGCATTCACTGATGCTAATAGTGCGTTATTCCAGTATTCCCCTGGGGATGGAAAGTTCCACATAGGTACCTTACGCCCAAGCGTCGGGGATAAATACTCTATGACACTACCTGTAAACGGGGCAGCACTACCTTGTGTACTAGTACAAGACCAAGGTGGGTACTCTGGGGTGTACTTTTCAACTGATAATGCAAGTCAGTGTAATGTCTTCCGTAAGAATACAGGTGTAGCAGGTACTGCTACCATTATAAATTACCCTATGCAGAACAACCACGCAAGTTATGCGGCAGTGAACTCGGAGATACAGTTGCATGTTGTATCTGCACATAACTACGATGTACTGTTAAATGGTTATAGAATTGCGAGTATAAATACGGCTGGGCCTATAGAAATCGTTGGTTTTGGGGCATTTTTTAATGCAACAGCGGATACTTACGAAGTCAATATACTATACCCCACCGTAGTACGTAGCTATATACAAACATGCAGTACATTTATATCCGCGATGGTGTTCGGGGATTCACGCTCTAGTAATCGTATGGACTGCTGGATTGAAAAAGCCAAACAATTAGCGGATGGTTCTAACGGTCTACGTTTGTGGGCTGTATATAACTATGCTGTAGCAGGTGAAACCAGTGCACAGCAATTAGCCCGAATGCAGAGCGCTAATCTAGCCAGTGTTAACGTTGTAGTGATTGCTGTGGGTACTAATGACGCGCAGGGGCAAGTTGGCTTGCCCGTGTACAGGGCAAACCTAGAGGCTATGTGTGATATATGTATTGCGGCAAATAAACCATTTATAATTGTAAAACCTCAGTTGTGGTACACACAAACTCAATCTGGTGGTTCTGGTCAGGCATCTGCCAACTATGCACTAACAGCACAGTACAGGGCGGTATGTTCCGTAGTATGTGCTAACAAAGGTGGAAAATTAGTAGACACAGATTCTGATTTAGGCCCTATTGTGGCTTATTATGTAAACCCCGCGTCCGGGGTGGATATGACCGGAGCAGGAGATCCGGTGGTATTTGATAATATACACTTCACGAGTAAAGCTAATGATATATTGGCAAATGCTGTAGTAAAAGCACTTCTAGGGGTACTTAGTACTAAAAGTAAACTAGGGTACACTACCGCAGGGTTAACAGTACAGTCTAGGAACTCTTGGATAATAAATACCGGAGATAACCCTCTGCAAATATCAGCAACTAAAGATGGGGCCGTTGTACTTACAGGTAGAGTATTTAAATCTACTGGTTCTATACTGGACGGTACTGTTATAGCAAAACTACCTAGAATATTATCCCCTAGAAAATACACTGAGTGGTTTGTTGGGGGTGATGTTGGGCGCTCTATGGTGTCTATAGATATAGACGGTACTGTAAAAGTATACTCTGTCGGTACTAATAATTATGTAAGTCTGTCAGGGTGCTGTTGGACATTGGTATCATAGGTGTAGTATGGCAGCTAAAAAAAGTACACTAGAAACACTACATGAAATGCTTACTGAGCTATTCATTGAGGATATTAAAATATGCCGTGATGAGGGTATCCCTATGTCTGCATCTGATAAGGCTGTAATTGTCAAGTTCCTCAAGGACAATGACGTTACTGCTGCACCAGATGAGATTAAGGTACAAGCTCTACGGGATGAGTTCCAAGATGAGTTGGCTGCCAAGCGTGAAGCTAGACGTCAGCATATTCTTATGAAAGCAGCGGGTACAGAAACAGACCCTCTTGAGGGTGTCCTGTAATGTACTTGTAGAGGTAAGTTATCAAGGGTTCTTGGGAGCCCTTTATTAAATTACTTCAGTACTGGAGGTACTAAATGGAAGATATAGATATTGGAGTACCCTACCTATCTGATGTGCAGGTAAGTAGTACTGTACTGAGAAGGTTGCAGTTGATAGCACCTAGAACTAGAGAGTGGGATAATAATCCTGCTGCTATGTCTAAGGAAGAGCGTGAAGAGCTAGCTATGATGGTAGCTAGTACCTTTCAGCGCTTTGAGGACTTCGCTATTATTGGTATGAAGTTCCTCGGATTCGATACTACATGGATGCAGCTAGATATAGCTAAGTTCATGGCTGATAAGCGTTACCGTAAGAAGATGGTGGCTGCTCAACGTGGTGAGGCTAAGAGTACACTAGCTGCACTGTATGCAGTGTGGAGTATAGTACAAGACCAGTCGTATCGTGTACTTATTGTATCAGCGGGCGAAGACCAAGCATCTGACGTGGCTATCTTGTGTGTTCGTTTAATCATGAACTGGCATATCCTGTGCTACCTAAGACCAGATGCTCAGTTAGGTGATAGAACATCTAATACTAAGTTCGATGTACATCAGCACCTTAAGCCTACCGATAAATCAGCTAGTATCACTTGTGTTGGTATCACCAGTAACCTTCCAGGTAAACGTGCGGACTTACTAATTCCAGATGACGTGGAATCAACCAAGAACTCGATGACGCAGGTAATGAGGGAACAACTCATGCTCCTGACTAAAGAGTTCTCCGCTATCTGTACACATGGTGAAACTTTGTACTTAGGTACACCACAATCCAAGGATAGTATCTACAAGACATTACCATCCCGTGGGTTCACTGTGCGTATCTGGCCGGGACGCTTCCCTACATTAGAGGAACAATCCCGTTACAGCGCCGGAACACTAGCCCCTAGCATACTGCAAGCTATAGAGCAAGACCCTTATCTAATGGTAGGTGGTGGGCTCAGTGGTAAGATGGGGAAGCCTGCTGACCCTAAGCGCTATGATGAAGAGGCCCTACAGGACAAGGAGCTTGACCACGGGCCAGAAGGCTTTGCCTTGCAGTACATGCTGGATACGTCCCTCTCGGATGAGCAGCGTACCCGACTGAAGCTCTCAGACCTCATCCTCGCTGCGTATAACCACGAGGCAGTCCCAGAGGTAGTGTGGTACTCGGCAGAGCCGAGGTATCGCGTAC